GCACCAGCCCCGTCAGATCCTTCAGCACGCCCGTCAGATCCTTCAGCGCCTTCGTGTCCACCTTCTGGTATGTCTGCTCCTCCGTCCACTGCCGCTCCAGCAGCAGCTTCCCGTCCGGCGGCAGCTCTCCGTCTTCGGCATCCTCGTCCGCCACCGGTACGGCATACTTCTCCCGCCGCTCGACCAGGTAGCGGTTAAACTGCTCGTCGTCGCCGATCGCACGCATAGCCACGTCGATCGCGCCCGTGGTTGCTGTGATCAGACGCGCGAGCCGGTCGGCCTCGTGGTTACACGCCTTCCGGTACGCCTTTTGTTGTACGCGTGCGGTGAACTTTTTTCGCTCATTTGTCCACCCATCACGTGCAGCCACGATTTTGATCTGGCTGATGCTGATGCCGTACTTTTCGGCCAGCTTCGCATAGGTCGTCTTTGTGGTGACATATTCCATTTTCAAAGCATCCCAATCCTGGTACACCATCACTGCACCTCCGCGTCCATCGTACACCAGGCCGCCCGCGCTTATCTATCCCGGCATTTGAGGAAGAATACTTTCAGCCCCTGATCGACAAGTACGCAAAACCAACAGACGACGAAAGCGGCAGCGGTTGACAATGCCTGCAGGATCTGCTATAGTACCAACATCAGGAAAAATGTTCTTAAAGCGCAGCGGTCGCGCATAACAGCGCGAAACCGCTGCGCGCCTTCATCTGCTACAAAAGGAGACGATCCGCCAATGAATAACGCCCGCCGCCGTCGGCTTCGAGCCTTGATCGCCGCGTGCGAGTCTCTGCGCGACCAGCTTGCAGATCTGTCCGCCGAAGAAGACCGCGCGCAGGCAAGCATCCCGGAGAATCTGATCGAGTCGCCGCAGTACATCCGCATGGACTGGGCTTGCATCCATCTGGACCAGGCGCGTGTCGCTGCCGAGACCGCGATCGCCGAGATGGCCAAAGCCATGCGGTAACAAAATAAAGCAAAAGCTCCGAGGCTTCCGCCCCGGAGCTTTCCCTTTATTCCGCGCCCTCGTCCGTGATCCGCACCACGATGCGCGGTTTTTCCTTGTCCAGCGCAAAGCGCGACGTGAACGCCTGTATGTACTGCCAGCCGTCGTCCTTCAGCACCCCGCACATCACCAGCGCGTCTTCAATCACCTTGACGCCGAACGCCGCGACGTTTGACTTGTCCCGCCGCCGGTTCGGTTCGTAGAACGTGTATGTGATCTCCACCGGCTTCGTGAACTTCACCCCGCGCAGCTGCGACCGGATCGCCCACGCGGCGATCTCCTGGTTGTTGTGCTTCATCTTCGCGCCCACCTGCGCGTGCCGCCGGCAGGCGTCGGTGTATTCGTTCATTCCCGGCAGCCTCGTCGGGATCACAAACTCCGCCGTCACGTCAGCTCACCGGCGTGCTCGCGGATAAACTGCATCGTGGTTTCCCACAGTGTGAAGCGATGCGGATTCCCGTCCACGTCCACCAGATAGTAGCCGTCCATCCGCTGCAGCTTCACGCAGGATGCCGTTTTTCCGGTCTCTGCGCCTCCGGCCGCGTCAGACGTGCTGGCTGTGTGCTTCGCGGTCCTCTTCGGCTCACGCGCCGAAATTTCCGCCCCACACGCTGCGTAGCCAGCCAGATCGACGTAGGTGTCCGGCTTGCTGCCCGCTTTCGCGCGGGCGATCTTAAGCAGAGCCATCATCATGGCCACGTCCTTCGGCGTGACGTCCGTGCCGGTGTATGCCGTCCACAGTCCCGCAATCACGGCGAAGTTGTCCTCCGGGCTGCCGTAGTCTTCTTCCCGGCTGCCGCACACGCATTCGGCGGCGGCCTTCAGGGTGTCCAATCTGTTCATCGTTTTACCCTCCTATGATGTCGGTCCCGTATTCGTCTCGCAGCACGCATCCCGCACCAGCCGGCCGTCTGCTTTTTAAATCGTTTTGTTTTTGCCATCCATGCCTCCCAGGGCCGCAATAATCGCTTTTTCGCGTGGCGACAGCCTCCACGTTTCCGCCGCAGCTTTTTCCGCCGCAGCTTTTTCCGCCGCAGCTTTTTCCGCCGCAGCTTTTTCCGCCGCAGCTTTCTCCGACAGCAGCAGGCCGCCGCCGAAAATGGTTTTTCCCGCGCGGCGCTGGTCATCGAGTGCTGCGATCAGCACGCAGTCCCAGCGCCGCACCCGGAAATCGACGCCATACTTGCTGTATCTTTGCAGCATCGCAGCGGTGACGATGTGATCCGGATAAATGTACTTCGGCTTTGTGGCTGTCGTCATCGCTTTGATCTTTTTTACTGCCTCGTCGATTTTTGCTCCGAGATCCGGCGCAGTCTGCGCCACGATATCACCGCCATAGCTTGTCACAAAGGCCGTCTTAACGCACGCCCCGTTTTCATAAATAATGTCCGCGCCGCAGACAATGTGATTCATTCGCATTGCCACATTTTTCCCGGAAAACGCTGTGAGGCTCGGCGCAAAAAGAAAAAATGGGATGCCGCGGTTAAGATAAAAATCGCAGATTTGCGACAGGATCGAAAACGGCGGATTATCAAGCACGACACATCCGTCCGGATAGTCAAACGCCTCGTAGTCTCCGCCCGGATAAAATGGTCGGACGATACTGCCCGGATCGATACCATACTGCTCGCACGCCCAGTCACGGATGGCATCGTAGACAAGCGGCGGCGTGTAGCAGTCGTCCGTCGTCTTTTTTGGCTCAAATTTTGCGACAAAATCGTCGTACTCTTGGTTGTCGGCAAAAAGCGACGTTTGTAAATCTTTGCTGATGAGCATCCGTCATCCCCCTATGATGTCAATCTCGTACTCCTCGCGCAGCACGCGGATCAGGTCCGGCGCGGAGACATATCCGTCGCGCACGCTCTCAGAAAGCGCCTCGACCTCTCTCCAGATGCGCTGGAGCTGCTCGGCACACATGCCTTCCTTGTCCAACAGCGCCGTAAAAAAGATCGCCAGCGTCACGCGGCAGGCATCCGCCGTCGCCGTGTCCTTTGCGCGCTGCACGTCTGCCATCGTCGCCGGCCTCCGGCGCGGGTTAATCCGCTTTGGCATCGTCGTCACCGTCCTTGAGCCACGAGAGCCAGCATTTCTTGCAATCTTCGTCAGCGCATTGCTCCCCGACCACATCGCCAAAAATCGGCGGACACAACTGTTCGATTATAGTCACAAGTTTATCCGTAGGAATATAGACATAAGAATGATTTTTCGGGCTGCTCTTAGCCATCGCTACCACCGTCCATTCTCGCGCCACAGTTGGGGCAGTAAGGCGATGCCACATAGTCTTCGCCACCGTCGAGCAGAGCGGTCTTGCGGCATATCGAACAGATGGGATTGCTGTGCTGATACTCATTGTACGGCGCATCTTCAAGTGTCCATCCGCCGTCCGTCTCAACTACGCATTGAGCCACCCACCGCCCATGCACCACCGGCGCAACATCGGCGGCGGGTGTTCGGCGCACAATACTCCGAACGAGTTTTTTGGTAGTTGCGATTGTGACAGCGGCTTTTTCATCTTCTGGCGCATCCGGCCGCACTAATGCGAGCGCCTCTTCCCGCTCAATGTATTCAGCCATCTTCTCTACCGTCTCCTTCCATTATTCATCCTCCCATAAAATCCGCTGACCGCATTTTTTGCAGTAGTTTCTATGTAATTTCTTACAGCCTTTTTCCGTGATTTTGTGCCCGCAATTTGCGCACATCAAAGCGCACCTTGTTTCTCTCGGCTTTTTCGGTATCTGCTTATCAAGCGCAGCGCATGCCACCAAGCAAGCGTCATCAACTGCGGCAACTTTTGCGTTCTTGTCTTTGATTTCTGCAAGCGCTTCTACCGTAGTTTCGGGGTGTATAATCCTTTTCGCTTCTGCTGCTGTCATTCGTCATTCTCCTTTCTTTTCCCCTCTGCGCAGTAGAAGTTCGGCGGCACTTCGCAGTCAACGCAAACACCGTGCGAACAGCACAGATAGCTTATTTCGTCGTAGCTGTATTCGCAGTCTTTGCAGCGCACAACCGGCACCGCATCTGGCAACGGGCAATCATCAAAAAACTTGTCCTGCGGATTGCTTTCCAGCTTCGCTCCACGCTTGCAACGGTGCTTTTTGATGTCGTAATCGGCACAAGCACCGCAGTATGAAATCCCTTTCATTCTGCGTCACCGTCCATCCTTTCCTGCGCCTCAAAGTAAAACTCAATCGGTTTTTCGGCCTCGATGACATTGCCATAAACCACGCCGACCTTGTAGATATAGTTCCCGCGCAGCTTTCGCGGGATTTCTGCGATGTACCGTCTAAATGTCTCAAGCGAATTTGCACGCTTGTAGTGATTGCACATTCGGCAGGATGGCATGAGGTTGTCAATGTCATCTGTTCCAGCGTCCTCAATCCCCCACGCCCCCAATGGTTGAAAATGGTCTACCTGCATATCCTTGTAGGAGATTTCGCGTCCACAATACGCACAGTGGCCATTATACTTTCGGTAGACCGCTTCACGCTTTGATTTGCTAATTGCCATCCTTCATCGCCTCCTCGCACGGAAGCACCACCACGCGCCCGTCCTTGTCTGCTTCCGCCAGCTCGAGCAACCTCTCAGCCACAACGCCAAACGCTGAGACCAGTTGCGACTTTGCCAGAAGTTTTGACCCTACGACAGCGTCGTTGACTTCCTCCGGAGTCAGCCCCGTGTCCTCGTAGGCTTTGAGCTTTTCCCACACCTTGCGATGTGTGCAGCTACCGCCGTGCGGGCACGGCAGCTCCCGGCACTGCGAGATGTCGCAAAAATTGCCGTCAAACGTCAGTCTATCCATCACTCCACCTCCTGCATCCAGAACTCGCGGCGGCAGTCGGTACACTTCTTGCGCATGTTTGAACACCCGCCTCCATCCTTTCTGTGTGAAGTGGAAATTACTGCGGGGCATACTCTCAACACGTCGTTATCATATATCTGAGCCTCCGGATATTGCTCCAGAAACACATCCTGCCGTGTCTTGGTCTTGCGCGGATGCTCCTTCGACCACTGTTCCACCATCGCAACAGTGTCTTCAAGAATCTCGATGGCGTTATCACATTTGTCACCGTGATACGGACACTTTGTGCAATCGCTGGACGATTTACACATCCGCCGGAATTCGCTAAAAAATTCTACCGAGTCCATATTCACACCCCCGCGTGCTGCAATTCCTTCAGCGCCTGCTGCATAAACGATAACTGTTGCCGCAGGTCGTCGATCGTGCGTTCCTGAGCCTTTACCATGTGGAAAGCATCAGCCACTTGGCTGTCCATCTTCGCACACCGCTCCTCTGCCTTGACCCGCAGTTCGTGTTCCTGCGCCGCGTAGTCACACAATCTGCTGACAGCGTAGCGCGCTGCCGGCGAAAAATCTGCGCTTGAGCGCGGCCGGTGCAGCAGCTCTCTTACCTGCTCCACAGCGCCGGCCGGAAGATCGTCCGCGCGCTTTCGTTCTTTTCCTTCCATCATTGGTCTCCTTCCTCGTCTTCGTATTTTGCGGCCATTACCGCTCTGTACAGCTCACAGCAGGTAAATGCGTCCTCGCAGAAGATCCGCATTTGCTGCTGCATCTGGCTTCTGTGGCGAAACATCGTCGCCACCGTCGTCTCCGGCGCGATCCCTTCGCAGCAGATGCGCCTTACGCCGTCGTCATACAGGTAAAAAGGGCACTTAACATACACCTGCCGGTAGCTACCGCTCGGCACGCGCCCCACCCGCCTTTGTGTCCGCCGCTGGAGGCTGCTCCCGCAGGTACGTATCAATGGCCAGCGTTACCGTGTCCGTGCGCACGTCGCGTCCCTTGCTGCGCCAGAGCCGGATAAACGGCAGGTCTGCAAGGCGCATCCCCTCCGGCAGTTCGTCCAGCTTCCGGCCCTTCGGCATATCCGCCTGCACGATCAGTCTGTTTTTCGTCTCCAGCACGTCAGGCCGGACAGCTTCCGGAGGCGTCACGTCGGTCACAGGCTGCACCTCCGGGCTTCTTTCTTTTACCTTTCTTTCTTCAGGAGTATAGGGTACTGTATAGGTACTGTACGGTACTGTACTGTATAGGGTCGTTACGTCAGCGTTACGTAACGCTGCGCGTTCGCTCGCGTCACGCGTTACGTCAGCGTTACGCTGCGTTGCTCCGTCACGCTCCGTCACGCTTTCCGTCACGCACATTTGCTTGCGCCTGTCGCGGTATCTCTGCGCGCGCTCCCGGTTCTGCGCCTTTGTGATCGCGCGCTTGTCCACCAGATTTCCGACGTAGTCATACCACTCGTGGATCATCAGGGATGTGCCGTCGTCGTCCACGAACCCAGCTCCGACCAGCGCGTCCACAAATGCGTGCGGATCTTTGCCCGTGTATCCGCCGGCCTCTGCGATCTCGTCGGCGCCAAACGGGGAAAGATCCCCGTCCGGCGCGTTGTCGATTGCCCAGAGCCACAGCATACACATATGGCCGACGGCCTGCGGTGTCTTGATTTTGAGCAGGCGCTTGAACCGCATCGTCTTGCGATTCGTTGGCAGCGTCTGATGCAGTTCGATCCATGCCATGTGCTCCGCCCCCCTTAATACGGCAGG